GCATCAGACCAATCGTATTCGTTCATCTACTACCGTATTCGACGTATTCAAGACGCCGGGGATTACACCAATACCTCCGACGTTAACTATCGATTCCTCCCGTGTCTGGCCTCTGGCTTGGCGTACATGTTGGCGTTAAAATACACGCCGGAACGCATGGCTGCCTTAAAGCAGATCTACGAAGAAGATTTTCAAAGGGCAGCGTTAGAAGACCGGGATACAGCAAGCGTCCACTTCGTTCCTGATTTCGGGAGATGAGATGGCATTTGCAACGGGCAAGTTTTCGTTTGGCCTGTGCGATACTTGCGGTCAGCGGTATCCCTACAATGTGTTGCGCAAGAACTGGCGCGGCTTCATGGTGTGTCCCGACGACTATGAGCCCAAAGAGCCCCAGTTATTTCCGCTGAAGTACCGAGGGGACGCGATTGCACTGCGTGATCCGCGCCCGGATAGGATTGAGCCGGTAGTAGTGTTCGTTGGTTTGCCCGGAGATTCCGGATTCCAAAGTATCGGAAGCGCATCAAACACGAATAACATGCAGCCATTCCCGACGCAACGTCCTGTCGAGGGTGTGGGTAGTGTTGGGACAGTAACCATAGTGATAACACCATGACGTATGCCGAGCTCGTTGCGAACATCAGGAACTACACCGAAGTAGGGGCCAACGTGTTCTCTGCAACGGTGATAGACACCTTTATTGACATGGCGGAGAAGCGGATTCTGCGGGACATCGACCTTGACGTTTTTAAGGTAGAGGCTACCGGCACACTGACTGCCTCTAACAAATTCTTGACGGCTCCATCCAATATCCTGACGCACCGTTACCTGATGATTACGGTAAACGGTAAGCAGATTTTCTTGGACTTTCGCGATACGTCTTTCATGAAAGAGTACTGGCCGGATGCCACCGTGACCGGGGTTCCTAAATACTATTCGGTCTTTAGCCAAACGACGTTCTATCTGGCCCCTACGCCTAACAGCAACTACGCGGCAGAGATCGGCTACATCTATAGCCCGACGCAATTGTCCTCGACTAACACCACTACGTGGGTGAGCTTAAACGCGCCAGAGGCGTTGCTGTATGCGTGTTTGATACAAGCGTATAGTTACACCAAAGGTCCGGCTGAGATGTTAAAATATTTTAGCGACAGTTATCTGCAGGCCGTACAAGGCTTGGGTATCGAACAACAAGGTCGTCGTCGTCGCGACGAGTACAGAGATGGGATGATCAGAATCCCCATTAAATCGGAGTCACCGGGACCATAAAGATGTTCAGCACAATGGGCGGCGGAGATATAGGTGAGATCAAGGCAACGCTGGTGTCTGGGCGAGGCTTTACGCCTGAAGAAGTAGCCGAGCAGGCGCTGAACAAAATAATCTCGGTAGGCGGTAATTGCCACCCTGTTATCCGCGATCAAGCGGAAGCGTTCAAAAATGATATTCGTGGGGTGTTAGTACACTACATGAAACAAGCGGTGCGGTCTGACCACACTACTTTAGCAAATAAATTCCGCGCCGCTGGGCACCCGGAACTCGTAAAATTACTGGAGAGTTAACATGCCTATCAGCATAACAACCGCAATGCCCACCAGCTTTAAAGTAGAGATCCTGAAAGCGGTGCATAACTTTACGGCGTCCACGGGTAACACGTTTAAAATCGCGCTGCTCAAAGCAACCGCTTCTGGCTCCGGCACGTATGGTGCTGCGACCACTAGCTACACCAACTTGAGTACGGACGAGCTGGCAAACGGCAGTGGTTACACCACGGGCGGCAATACATTGGTCTCCGTCACCCCGGTGGCGTCTAGCACCACAGCGATCTGCGACTTCTCGGATACTACGTGGAGTTCATCCTCGTTTACTACCTCTGGGGCTCTGATCTATAACGATACCGCAACAGGCGATCCTGCATGCGCAGTGTTGAGTTTTGGTGGTGACCAGACAGTAAGTTCCGGTGATTTTCAGATTCAATTTCCAGCCGCTGCAGCCGCGACCGCGATTATTCGCATAGCGTGAGGTAAGTCATGAGCGCCACTACCTACAATAAAGGTTTTGGTGAAGGCGCTTGGGGCTTCAACGGCTTTGGGGGCATAGCCCCTGCGTATGAAGTAGATGGTGTTGCCGGTACTGGCGCAGTCGGTACAGTGGCTTTAGTGTATAGCACCAGCGTAATCCCGACAGGGGTCCAAGGCACAGGTGACGTAGGGACAACCACTGTATCGGTTGGCGACTCGGTTGTCGTAACGGGCGTTGCGGGCACGGGCTCAGTAGGAACGGCAGCACTGCAGATAGCCGTTGTGGCCACAGGTGTAGCGGGCACTGGGGACATTGGCACCGTTACACCCGTAATTATTACAAGCATTGTGGTAACAGGCGTAAGCGGCACCGGCAGCGTAGGCACGGTAGTAATTCAGATTAACGATGCGGTTGTGGTTACCGGAGTCTCGGGGACAGGCGCAGTAGGAACGGTTAGCATCATCGGATGGACAGTGGTCCCTGACGCACAGACCCCGAACTGGACAGGCGTAAACGATAGTCAGACCCCGAACTGGGTTGACATAGCAGCTTGAGGATTAGGACATGGCAACTTTTGTAAATGATCTACGACTTAAAGAGATCACCACAGGCGATGAGTCAGGCACATGGGGCACCAGCACCAACACCAACCTGTCTCTGATCGCTGATGCGTTTAGCCTTGGCACCAAGCAGATGGCCGCTGACGCCAACGAAACCTTCACGATGCCGGATGCAACGGCTGACGGTACGCGCTCGCTGTACCTGAAGATCACCTCTGCAGTGTCCTTGACTGTAACGCGTACCGTTACACTGGGGCCGAACACGGTATCCAAGGTCTGGATCATCGAGAACGCTACGAGCGGCAGTCAGTCAATTGCGATTGCTCAGGGCTCTGGTGCTACGATAACCATTGCCACCGGCACAAAGGCGATGATAGTAACGGACGGTGCAGGCGCGGGCGCAGCGGTGTTTAACG